CTATCACATTACCCGCGGGGAATTATCAAGCAATGATCACTTATCGAGTTGAGTTTAGTTCAAGTGGATATTTTAATTTTGGGTTGACTAATACAGCAGGAACTATCGAGTATACATCAAGAGCATACATTGGAGAAGATAGAACAACTATCGACAACGCAGCATCTACAGCATTAGGATATTTTGAATTAACAACAGATACAACAGTGATTATTCACAACAATATCTCATCTGGAGTCAATACAGTAGCAAGCCAAGGAAACACTCCGTCTGAATTTAGCACATTAATGATTAGAAAGTTGTAATCATGTCTCATTTGTTAAACTCTGTAAATAATGTAAAAAGCTCAACAGATGCAAATATTAATTTAGGATTATCTAGTTTAATAAGTTCACCCTCTAATGATGATATTGTGGGTATTGATGCAAGTGGAGACGCTAAGAAATTAAGCGCAGGATCAAGTGTAGGAACTCCCGTCTTGTCATATGTTACACAGCTAGGGGGCTGGGGTGGTAGTCCAACAGTAACAGAGGGATATAATATCTTTTTAAGAGGTGCAAGCTGTACAATCGAAGAGAATTCAGCACTTGTAACAAAACACACCGTGGGGAGCCCGCAGTGGTTAAGCGGTTGGACTCTTGTAGCAGGTAACTATTTAATGCTAGCTAGCTGGGCTTTTAGTACTGCAGGCGGTGGTGATTGTAACGCTCAATTTTACAATCAAACATCATCGTCATATGTGGGGCCAAAGATCCACTTTGAAACTGGAAGCTTTAGCAATCGCTTAATTTATTATACTAGTATTTCCAGTAATACTCGTTTTGAAATAAGAGCACGTGACGTCAACAGTGTAGGTTTTTTTGATAGTACAAGCATGTTTGCTTGTACAATACAAATATTTAAAATTTAGGAGTCATTTATGTATGTAACAGTAAAATGTAATCAATCTTTGACAGTTGGTCAAGTCGTAGCTTATAGCTCATCATCTGATCAATGGGAGATTGCAAGCTCAATCTCTGAAGAGATTTCAGTAGTAAAAAGTACTCCTGAGAATAATGGCACAGATGATAATCCAGAGTATGTGTGTAAGATTACTATATCAGGGCCCGTGTTTTGTTATGCTTCTAGAGATATACCGACACAGGGGGGGCAGCTTAATATAGAGAATGGTAAAGTATTTGTAGATAATTCACTAACAGAGTCCCCAGGCTTTATAGCCCCCAAGGATATAAATGAGAATGATAGAGTAAGTGATTCACTTGTGAGAGTTGTTTTGAGGTAATAAGATGGAAATTAGTAGCGGCTTGATTATGCAAATATGTAGCTTTTTTGGCACTATTATAGCTGTGGTCTGGTATATATCTAACACTCTCTCTAATCTTAAGCGTCACTTATCTAACACTATGCAAGCTAATATGGTGCAAGATAAACAACTAGAGCAAGTACAAGCTTCTGTAAATGAATGTTCTAGAGCATGCAAAGAGGGCCGCGTTAAATTGTGGGAAGATGTAAATAATATGAAAGTACAGATAGCTAAGCTAGAAGCGACTAAACAACATGAGAAATGATATTATCTTTTTAATAATGATGGGGGCCATCTGCGCTCTTATTGTCATGCGCTTGATTACTTACTTGAATAAGATGTAGGCGCCTGAGCTTAGCGCAATACTGCCCGCCACAATAGCTATATATTTTAATGCTGTATTATGTTTAGTAAGTGCTTCTATATCACTCTCTTTACTGACAAGCTCATACTGTAAAGTCTTAATCATATCTTTATAATGCTTGGGTGTGCTATCGCATGAGCTATGGCATACATCTAGCTGATATTGACACACGCTTATACTATCTTTGATAGCTTCCTTACAGTCATCTGTTTTAGCTTCTATGATTGTTTTTAAAAGTATAAACTTATCAGGTGTAAACGCTAGATAGTCAGCATCTGCTTTAGTGCCCGCCATGATCAGCGTGCTATCTATAACTTGATCTTTAGCTATCTGAATGCCTGTAATTAAGTTACTAAATAAAAAGATGGGTATTAGTATAGTATTCATTTATTAACTCCACACTTAATATCTGTGATCAATCGCTTATATGATTCTAGAGCTCTTTTAACTTTCTCACTGCATATAGTGTCGCATGTATCAAGCTTACATTCTGTTTTACATTTAATTAAATCTTCTGTGCATAAGCTTTGTCGTAATGCTTTATCTTTTTTACATTGATCTAACATTAAAATATTCTCTTTACATTGAATACTTGCGGGGATAAAGCCCTCTTTGACTCCTAGGTAATATGCCCCCCCCATGGTTAGTGCCCACAGGGTGAGGATAACGATATATATTTTATTACTTAATAATGATATGATAAATTTATCTGACATACTTTAAACCTTTTATAGTGAGTAGTGAGATGGATTATAATAGTTTAGCAAGTGTAGCAAGTATAGTGGGTGTAATATTTGCGTACTTTTCTTTTATGAAAGATAAGTTAAATAACGCAGAGGAGTTAGGCAAGCTAAAACAAAAAGTTATTAGTTTAGAAGAGCAAGCTAGAGCTAACGAGTCACGATTTCAAACGATAGAAAGCAAGCTTGATTTAATACAACAGTCATTAACTAGATTAGAAACATTATTTAAAACAATTAAATTTAAATCTTGAATCTATAAAATATCTTTCATAGTCTAGCTAGAATCCTCCAAACAATCTAAAAGGATTCAACATGCAAAATGAAATATTAGGGCGCGTAGCTTTTGCGGCCCAGTATGCTAAAGAGACACCCACGGGGCGCGAGACGTGGGCAGATGCTGTGGATAGAGTTAAAGCTATGCACTTGCGAAAGTTTAAGAATGATGATGATGCTAAAGACGCGATAGAGTGGGCGTTTAATCTCGTATATGACAAGCGCGTATTTCCATCACAGCGCTCTATGCAATTTGGCGGGCGTGCCATTGAGCGCAATAACATGCGCATTTATAACTGTACATACTCAGCATGTAATAGAGTAAGGTTTTTCCCTGAAGCATTTTGGCTACTGCTTAGCGGGTGTGGCACAGGCTTTAGCATTAGAAAGATGCACACTAATAAGCTACCCATCTTGATTAGTGAAGATCAATTAAATAAAAGATTAACACAAGAGCATGATGTAGCGGACACAATCGAGGGGTGGGCTAATGCAGTAGAGATGCTTATTAGTAGCTACTGTGTAGGCTCATATTATGATATACGCTATGAGACTGAGCCACTTTTTAATTATTCTAAGCTACGTGCTAAAGGTGCTAAGATTTCGAGTGGCGGGCGTTCTCCTGGCTATAAGCCACTTGAGACTGCTATTGAAAAGATACGCGCACATTTACAAATGATGGTTAAGAGAGATCGAAAGTTTAGGCCTATTGATTGCTTAGATATTGCTATGTATTTAAGTGAAGCGGTACTAAGTGGGGGGGTGAGACGCTCAGCATCTATAGCTATCTTTGATCAAGATGATCAAGAGATGATAGAAGCTAAGCAGGGGGAATGGTGGAAAGATAACCCACAGCGTGCTTATGCAAACATTAGCGCAAGCATTAAAACAGATGGCACAGAAGATGAGGCCACAGCTAAAAAGATTTTGTTAAGTGCGCGAGAGTGGGGGGAGCCTGGCATAGCTTTCTTTAAATCAGACTTTCACGGTACTAATCCGTGTGCAGAGATTGGTCTGCTAGGCACATGTATTAGAGATGGCTACGGTGATCCCATTGATCAAGTAACTATAGATATGCTTGAAAACATGGAATATTACCAAAGTAAAAAAGGATATAGCTATCATCATGGGTGGCAAGCATGCAATTTATCAGAAGTGAACATGGCTAAGAATAAGACTAGAGCAGAGTTTTTAGAAGCATGTGAAGCCGCTAGCATTATCGGAACACTACAAGCTAGCTATACTGAAACAGGATACTTAGCGCATACATCTCGTAGAATCATAGAGTTTGAAAGCTTAATAGGTGTAAGCTTAACGGGCATGTGTGAGAATGAGTTATCATTTAATGCAGACGTATTACAAGATGGAGCTTTAATAGTAAACGCAATGAATACTAAATACTGTGATGTGTTTAGAGTATCTAGTGCATCTCGTACTACTTGCATTAAGCCCAGTGGCAATACATCCACAGTAGCGGGGGGCATCTCTGCGGGTATCCATCCACACCATGCTAAACGATACATAAGGCGCATGCGCTTAAGTAAAGTGAATCCAATATGGCAAGAGTTACTAACTAAGGTACCTGCGGCGTGTGTAGATTTAGATGAGCACACGGGGATAGTACAGTTTGCATGCTCAGCACCTGCGGGCAGTATCACTAGAGAAGATGACACAGCACTTAATCATTTAGAACGTGTTAAGCTAGTCTATGAGAATTGGGTAGCGCCAGGCAGTGCTAATACTAGAGTAGAGGGATTAACTCATAATGTATCTAATACATGTACAGTAAAACAAGACGAGTGGGATGATGTAGCGCATTTTATTTGGAGTAATAGAGAAAGCTTAAGGGGGGTAGCATTATTAAGCTATGTAGGTGATCATATGTATAATATGGCCCCTTATCAAACAATAGTAGAGGGCACTGATAGTGCTAAGCTATGGGATGATCTAGCGCAGATTAAATGGGATGAGGTAGACTTAAACAAGAGGGGTGAGGGAGAAAGCCCTACGCTAGATCCTGCTTGTAGTGGGGGCAAATGTGAAGTAAGTTTTTAATTAAAAGATAAGTGCGCTTGAATCTTATCAAACATATCCCATGATGTAGGATCACCCACTTCTAAGTATTCATGTATATCTGCAAGTGCTTGCTGATTAGTTACGCCTTTAGTGGCTAAGCAAGTATTATAGAATGGCTCACATGATAGACGCTCTTTAGCAGTCTCTAAATGTGCGGGCGTATTATCAGCATACACAGTATCAAATAGTAAATCATTCATCTCTACAGCTAATGCTACTTGCTTGTCTTCACTTAGTGTAGTGAGATCAATATCATTTACAGTAGCCAATACGCTAGTAAAATATGGCAATCCTACCGCAGGGCGTATGGGTTGAGATGGGGCACGCTGGGGCGGCATAGCCTGTGGTGGATTGCTAGGTACGCGCTCACCCTCTACACTTTGAAATATGATTCTATCTTTCTCAGCATCTGACATTTTATCATTCATCTCTGCGAGCTCGTCAGGGCTATAAGTCTGCCCTATGATATCTGAATAGAAAGCACGTAGTAAAGCTGTGAGGCATCTTTTATGTAGCATATTCTTAGACATAGTTTTCCATGCTCTATTATTCAATAGGCCACGTGCTTTAGCATCTTCTATAGTAAATGTCCAGGTGTGCTCTGGTATATCAAAATCCAGTTGATCTCTGCGCTTGGTGCCTAAGGTACATACATTATCATTTAACTCAATTACTCTAATGTATCCACAAACTTTAGAGCCGCTCTTATCACGATATCCAAGCACTATTCCTGCCATAGCATCAGCGTTAAGAGCTGGCTTACCACTGATAACGTAAGTATGAGCAAGAGTGATAGCCACGTTATCATTATAAAAATGTCTGAAAGTTTGGAAAGCAATTTTATTATCATGATAATCTTTCTGATTCTTACTTAGTGATGAGATAAGGGCGTCTTGCTCAGGTGTAAATATGTTTGTTTGCATGATTAAATCCTTTATTTGTAAAGTGTGCGTATGATGTAGTTAACTTGATCTTCACTAGCACCGCGCACTAGCTCAGAGTAAACATTAATTAAGTGTGCAAAGTCACGAGGGTCTAAGCACAATTCAGTAGCGGGGAATTCTCCCATGGTGAATAGGTAGTTATCTGCTTCTTTTTCAATAGCTAGCTTGTCAAGCTTACCCATATTTATTAAATACTGTATATCTTCATCATGTGTGAGCTCTATATTAGACATAGTTTTAAATAGCGCGTACACAGTATCATGATGTAATTGAGGGGAGTATTTACTAACTTTGATAGGCTTAGTATCTTCTTGTAAGCTGATCAGTGCTAGTGCAATTAAGATGATAATGATTAAGTATAACATTACTTAAAATCTCCTAGTGTTAGCTGTACTTGTGTTAAGTGTGCTAGTGCTTCTGCCAGTGCTAATGCTGTGGTCATCTTCATATCATTCTTAAGATAGTTTGATAGTGTGCCTGGTGTCACCTCTAGCTGAGCAGCTAGATCTCTCATAGTTAAGCCGCGGGCAGCTAGTGATGATTTGATTTTATTCTTTAGCATGTTGTTTGCTCCTGTATTTATTATTTAGTAAATGTTAATTATTCGCATAAATACTTAATTCAAATGACTCTTTAACAGCTTTCAATATCTTCTCATAAGAGAATGATTTTACGTACTGTTTTTCATGTCTGCGTAGTTTTTTAATATTGCGCTTCTGTACAATATTATATATTTCTTTCGATACTTTCTCTGCGTCATTCCCAATAGACTCGTCTAGACCATAAATCCAAAATATTTTTAAAATCAAGTTTTGGGCATATAGTTCCCTAAATGTCGGATCCACTAGCTTATAAGCTAGCTCATCAAATTTAAAATTATCAAATTCAATCATTATGATTTCTCCTGAATGTGTGTTAGTAGCGTTGCCGCTTGGTAATGATTAGTATTTAGCATAGATGTTTTTTGCCTGTCAAATAAAATTTTAAAAAAAGCAAAAAAAGATTTTATCTTGTAAAAACTATTTGACGTACTAAGATATTTTATTTATATGTAGTGTATCACTAACACGCGCCATGGAGGATTGTATGGCCACTGAATACGAGTTAAGGCATGCAGTTATGCAAGCTGAGATTAAACCTACTGTTAAAGTAGTAATGTTAACTATACTTATGAAGATTGATTGGCACACATGGACTAGCACTATTACGCTTAAGTCTATTGCTGATTATTGTAAAGTGTCTTATCGCTCAGTGATACGCGCACTAGATGAGTTAGAAGAGTTAGACTGGATTGAGAAAAGTACTATACGAGTGAAAGCAAAGAACACGCCCACTAAAATTACAGTACATCATTTACATGTATTTCATAGTGCCAATTTGTCACATGACAAAATGTCACAGTGTCAAAATGTCACTAGGGGTAGTGCCAAAATGTCACATACCATGTGCCAAAATGTCAGTATGGATAGTGACAAATTGTCACACAATACATTAATAAACAATATTAACAATATTAATAACAATATGGATGATGACTATCAGCACTATAAAATCTACTATGCTAAGATGGGTTTTAATATTTGTGAGCCGATTGATGCTGATAAGCTTAGACCACAGGTCTTAGAGTATCGACTATCTCAAGAGCCTACTTGGAAACGATTAAATAAATTCACGTCATACTCACAAGCAAAAGATGAGCTACTAAAGCGTGCGCAGTGGCTAAACATACCGCTAGGACGTGAGCATATCAGATTTATTAAAAGTGAAATAGAGAGTGAGGGGGCCACATGGAAAGATTAGGATCATCAGTACTTAAGATTTTAGATGGCATCAATATAGCACCTGGTAGCGAACCGCCCCCACCTCCCGCATATCTCAATACAGTTAATGCAGACTCACTACATACTCATGATTTAATCAAGCGTGGGCAAGCCAGATACTTAGTAGCGGGTGACGTTCCTTGTAATTGTGCTCAGGGTTACGTGTATAAGCGTATTGAGTATAAACCTATGGCAATACCTTGCCCTCTATGTAAAAACTTAACCAAGGGCTTAAATTATTTGCAGAGGGCACACTTACCCAACGATGCTTATGACGCTTCACTAGATACATACATTTATGATAGTCCTCAGCAGCAAGCTATGATTAGTGACATCATTAGCAGCTATCTACCACACATCCCGCCATCACTTTTTATGTATGGTAAAAGTGGTAATGGTAAAAGTACTATTAGCTATATCATTGCTAAACACTTAGCACTCGCGGGGTATAGAGTTAAGTACTTCCATCATCATCATGCTTTTCAAAAAGAGAAGCAAAGCTGGTCTAAGAATACATCATTTATAGACTCGATTGTAGACAATGTAGATATCTTACTATTAGATGAGTTTGGCGGCTTAGGTGGGCGTGCTAATTATAGTGAGTGGTTTACTACTACAACTATTGAAATGATAGGCATCATGTATGAGAAGTATAGAGCAGGGCAGCTAAGCATTATCTTAACTAGCAATCTAACACCTAAGCAGATATTTACTAAGCTACTTGATAGAAATGAGATGGCCTTATCACGCTTACAAAATATATTTGGTAATCCTCTACACATGGTAGGCCCAGATAGACGAGCTAAAGGGAAAGATGTATCTAAATGGATATGATCTTTATCTTATGCTTATCTAAATAATCTAAGCCATCTCTATTATATTTACTATCTGCGCTAACTACTATCACTTTAAAGCCTGCATGATGAATGAGACGGGCACATGCTAAACATGGATTAGTACTAATCACCATAGTACACCCGTCTAAAGCTATCCCCTGGCGTGCCGCATTAGCTATGGCGTTCTGTTCTGCATGGTGACATCCCCACTCTATATGTGTGCCACTCTCAATATTATATCTATCTCTATCACAAGCATCCCCCCCACATAGCAAGCCTACTGCTTTACGCGGTGCCCCGTTAAATCCTGCGCTTATGGGGTTATTGTTAGCATCAATGATAAAAGCCCCCACTTGACCCCGTGGGCATGGTGACATAGTAGCAAATAGTTTAGCATGTTCTAGCCAATGCTTAAGCCATCTCATCTTCATAAGCATACATCCATGATAAACTTAAAGTTATCATCACTCTCAATTAAAGCTTTGATGGCCTGCGCATAGTATCTAATCTCTGACTGCGCATCTTTAGCTAGTCTTAATTGTAAAAAGTGTATCACAGCATGTAATGATGCACTCCAATAGCACTCCGTAAATTGAGCAAGAGGTAATATCATGCGGGCTTGCTCACGTGCTACACCCTGCTTAAGCATCTCTTTATATGTAGCATAACTATAGTTACACGCAGATACATATAAGTCTGTAATGTCTTCTTGATTATCTATAGCCCCGCCGCTGCCTTGTTTAACATTCTTAATAGACTTACGCCACAGGTCAGGGCAATGTATACTATGATCAAGCTCTACGTAACGCCCGCTTATCTCATTCCATGAGCAGCCCACCTGGTGCTTTTGCCACTGACGAATCACAAAGATAGGCGCCTTAATGTGGAAAGTAAAAAACGCATGCCTAAATGGTGACGTGTGCTTATGTGTCCATAAGTATTTTATTAAACTTTTATCTTTATCACTTAAGCCTCCCTCTATGCGCTTGCCAAAGGATACACGCGCCGCATTCACTACACTAGTAGCACTGCCCATGGTATCCACTAGCTCTATAAATCCCATATCATCTATTTTTTTCTTCATGTTGTTTTTCACTTGTTTTAATTGAAATAAATTACTATAACTTAATTGAGGTGTATATATGTCTAAGAATAAAACACAGATTACTATAAGCTTATTAAATGAGCAATTACAATACATAGATGATTTAGCTAGTAAGCAGATCATTAGTAGAGGTCAAGCCGTGCGTCAAATCATTCATGAAATGATGAGCACAGGTGTACCAAGTAACTTAACTTTAAGTGAAAGAGTATCCTACTTAGAGGATGAAAGAAACAAGTTAATGTCTCTAGTCACTGAGCTAGAATATCAAATAACATATATCAAAGGGCAATTAGATGCTTAATAAAATGATGATCTTAGGTAATGTGGGTAAGCAGCCAGAGCAAGCGCCTAGCTATGATAAGCTTGTTACATTTAGTGTAGCTACTACTGAGTATACTAAAGATAAGTCAAGTGGTGAGTTTAAAGAGCATACTGAGTGGCATAAAATTAAATGCTTTGGTTATGTAGCTGAGAAAGCACTTAAGCTGGGCAAGGGCTCTAAAGTTTATCTAGAGGGTAAATTTAGAAGTGATAATTATGAAAAGGATGGTGTTAAGCGTAAAGCGTTTTACATCTTATGTGATAAGCTCGTAATTATTGAGAAGACGCAGACAGTACAAGCGCAATGGGATAAGACACTAGAGAAACCACTAGACCGTCCCACACCTGAGCTCACTATTGATGATGAGGGCTTTACGCCATGGCAATAGATAACAAAGCATTAGAGGGCCTTGCTAAGCGTGAAGCAGCTACTACACAAGTAAATACAAGCATAACGCGCACTAAGTACTGTACAGAGATAGTAGACGCTATATGTGATGGCCTCGTAGCGGGACTATCTATTAAAGCAGTCTGCGGAATAGTTAACATTGATGAATCCACTTTTTATAGATGGAAAGAAAAGCATCCAGATTTTAAGGAGGCCGTTAATAGTACGCGCCCAGCTTTTGAAGCTCAAATGTTATCTATCATTAAGCATCATGCGCATGATGATTGGAGGGCGGCAGCCTGGATACTAGATAGAAGATTCCCGCATGAGTGGGGCACTAAGCGTGAGCTAGAGTTAAATGTTAATAAGACAGATGGCACTGAGCAAGTGCTTTCATTTATCAAGCAAGCGCAAGAGAAACTAAAAAGCCCAGCTAGTAATAGCTGAGCTTTAAAGCAAACAAACATATCATCCTGAGAGAAAGATACGAAAGTTATATACTATGAATAATAAACTTAGTAAAGAAGATTTAGAAGCTAAAGCACTTAACTTGAATATACACAATCACTGTATGTTCCTATTTGCATCTATGCTAAAGCGGTGCGCTATGGGTAACTACTACAGACAAGTTAGCCCTTTCACTTTTGAAGAGTCAAGCGGTAACGCCATAGCATTTTGTGATGGTGGTTATAAAGATGACTATGGCAATTTATTAGTAATTGAAGTTAAGACGCGCATCATTAAAGAGAGTCAAGTTAATCCCGCAGATGCAATTAAAAAAGCTATCTCACAAGAGTTAAAATATGAGTTATTTAATTATGATTTTATTGTGCCCGTCTTCATGTATACAGCTAATCATAGGGCGGCTTGGTCATTTGATGATGCTAAAGTTATGATCTACTTTGGTACAGCTAATAATAGAAAGTGGACTAACCCCCGCACGTTACATGAGCATTATAATGATGTTATGATGAGTGGTAGCATTAGTGAGTTATTTGATAATTTAAATACTATACAACCCCCATGTGTTCAACTTGAACTTATGCAGTCTACGCCGCAGTTAAAAACGATTGAGCCCCCGCCTCAGGATGCCCCAATACAGGAGGCTAATGAGGTGCCTATAATCTCACGCAGAAATAAAACAAAATTCTTTTTTATTCGCTATGACCAGTATGTCTTCCATGGGTGGGAGCATTTAATATCTATGCTAAGAGATACAGGGCTTTATACTGAGCATAATATACAGACTGCATACATTATGAGAAGCTTGTCACGTATGTTAAGTAATGACTTTATAGAAATAGTAGTCAAGTGGCGTGGTGATATGATTCAAATAGATAAGCATCAAGTAGAGATAGCATTTACGAGTAATGCTCAATACTCATTTAATGATGATGCTAAAGAGATGTTAAGAGATAGTCAGCACATACTTATATTTGCTAAAGATAAAAAAATATCTAGCTATTCTGCGAGTAACTTTAAAGAGTTTAATAACTATCTTGATAGCTTAGGAATGGATAAAAACCCTTGATCTCTCTTAATGATTTACAGCTTTCTATTATTCAATCCATCTTACGAGAAGATAAAGTTATAGCTGCTCGCTGTGGATGGGGTAGCGGTAAGACAAGTGCTTTAGTATTCTCACTGCTCACAGTAGCTAAGATGCGCCCAGGTAGAAGCTCGCTTATCGTGACAGATACTACGCCCCGCTATAACTCAGTGTTAATGCCTGAAATTGAGAAATGGCTAGCCCCTTTAGGGTGGGCATATAATCACACTAATAAAGTGTGGACAGATACACATACTGGGTCTAGTGTGTGGTGCAGGTCATACTATAGACCTGGCACACGTGAGGCAACCCATAACCCATTAGAGGGGCTTAACATCACAAGCGGGGTAGTATTCATAGATGAATGTCAAACACTCACCGCAGAGGTAGCATATAAAGCTTTAGGCCGTCTGCGTAGCGGGCCATCACCGATTATGGTTTTAGTAGGCTTGCCTGTGATAGATGCCTGGTGGTGTAAGCTAGCTGAGCAAGCTGAATGCGTGCCCTTGCTGTTTACATCTTACGTGAATCAAGATAATCTTAGTGATGAGTGGTTTAAGGCTACTGAACTATTACCACAGGATGAGCGTGAAGCCATGGTGTTAAATAAACCTAAGCCGCCTAGTGGACTTGTGTATTCAGAGTTTAATCATGAGAAGCATGTTATAGATGACTTTAAGTATAGCCCCACCATGGGCGGGCGCATAGCTATAGACTGGGGATTTAGAAAGCCATCTGTATTAGTGATAGTTTATGATGAGTTTAGACAAGCATCTATAGTAGTCCATGAGATTAACCCACAAGAAGTAACTATAGAACAGCTTAGCAGTATGATCTTACAAGTAGCGTGGCCACGGTCTATGCAAGCAAGTGCCCCAGGCAAGAGGATATGGATAGATACAGGCGTGGCAGATAAAGCAGGGCGTGCTAGGTCAGATCACACAGGGCTTAGTGCTTTTAGACTCATACGTAAAACACCTAGCGAGGGGGGCATTGGTTTACCCCTGCGCTCTACCACTGATCCAGTTAGAATAGACATTCTTAACGGGGTGCAAAGATTAAAGCGCGCATTCAATAGTAACAAGTATCTCATTACTCGTGAGGTGTGGGAACGTGGCGAGCGTGCGCCAGGTAATAGTTTAAGAAAAGCATTACTAAGCTACGCATGGGATACTAAAGAGCAACCTAAAAAAGATGGGCGTGAGGATCCTCTAGATGCACTGCGCTATGATTGTATCTTCCACCATTGGACAGAATCACACAGAAGTTACACACCACGGGCTAAGCGTATTAATAAGGATGTTAAGGTGGGCTCAGCTAAGACTAGGAGTTTTTAATATGATAATACACGGTGATAGCTTGCATGAGCTCACTAAGCTAGATGATAACTCTATAGATGCTGTGGTGAGTGACCCGCCTTATGGTTTATCTAATATCTCTCATAGTGCTTTGATGTCATGCCTTAAAGAGTGGGCACTAGGTAACTATAGCTACTTGCCCGCCGCTAAAGGCTTCATGGGTAAATCATGGGATGGATTCGTACCCCCGCCCGCTTTATGGCGTGAGGTGTATAGGGTAATGAAGCCAGGGGCACATGCGCTAATCTTTGCGGGGTCACGTACTCAAGACTTAATGGGGCTATCCTTAAGGGTTGCGGGCTTTGAGATTAGAGATGTTTTACAGTGGCTATATGGTAGCGGCTTCCCTAAGTCTCATGATATTAGTAAAGCTATTGATAAGGTTAAGGGATGTGATAGAGAAGTGATAGGTAAAAGCAAAAGGCATGGAGGAGGGAGCTCTCACATTTTCATTGAGAGAGGAAGCGCACCAATTACAGCCCCCGCCTCACCACAGGCTAAACAATATGATGGATGGGGTACAGCACTAAAACCCGCCTATGAGCCTATCTTATTAGTACGTAAGCCACTTGTAGGCAGTGTCGCTGAGAATGTTTTAGAGCATGGTACGGGGGGCATAAATATAGATGCGTGTAGAATTGATACTAATGATAGTTTAGCCCGCATAAATAAAGTAGACAATAGAATGTTTGGTATAGGTAATGGCTTAAATTCACAAGCATTAAAGGTGGCACAGGGCTTAGATGAGCTGGGCCGCTATCCTAGCAATGTTATACTAGATGAGCGTGCAAGCAACCTGCTAGATGTTCAAGCCCCTAGTGTAAACAGGTTCTTTTATTGTGCTAAAGCTCAGCCTAACGAACGCCAGGCGGGGCTAGATGGTTTGAATATTCATCCTACAGTTAAGCCTATTGAGTTAATGAAGTACTTATGTAAGCTAATCACCCCACCAGGGGGCACAATTCTAGAGCCATTCTTAGGCAGTGGTACCACAGCCATAGCAGCTAACTTGCTAGGCTTTGAGTGCATAGGTATAGAGCGTGAGCTAGAATATATTAAGGTGGCAGAGGCTAGGCTTAAGTATTGGACGCTAAACTATGAGCCCATTTATAGTGATGTCAAAGAAGATAAACAAGATACACAACTAGAGTTATTTTAATGAATGATGAATTACTAAAGATTTATAAAAGTAATTATATGTTTGCTATAGCTTTTGAGTTTACAAGAGATGATCAGCAAGCATTAGACTTAGTACAAGATACATACCTTAGAATCATAGATAAGCAGTCTCACTATAGAAAAGTGGGGAGCTTACATGGATTTATTAAAGTAGTAATGAAGCGCATACACTTAAATAATATAAGGCGAGATGACATTAGAGATAGGGCACTAGATACGTATAGCGATAAGTATTACCCGCATGAGGTAGATGATGCTATTAACTATGTATACTGTAGACAGTTAATTAAAAAGTGTAGACATAAAGAAATACTTAAGTATCAAGCACTGGGATACACTACAGAAGACATAGCAGAAATTACAGGCATCAATAAAAACACTGTCTTCTCTAAATCGCGTTATATGAGAAAAGAGATGAGTAAGCATAAATAAAAAAAGCCAGCATGAGGGCTGACTTTTTTTATATCACGTATAACGCACAATCTAAGAAAAGGATTGTACGCTCTACATAGCACACTAGCTATGCGGGTGCAATACTAAACTACAGGCAAAAAAAAAGAGCCATCACCATACCAAAGTTTAGCTCTTTTCTTTTAAAGAAAGAGCTCACCGTCCAAAGTCAACTCTTTTCTTTTGCCTCGCGAGAGGACACAAATATATGTTCAATATAACTAACACTCTAAATAAATGAAAGCAAGTATAATATGAATGACACACTAAAAAAAGTCATATTAGATTTAACTAAAAAGATGGTAATAGATGTGGCTAATGAATTCCCACATTATGAGTATGAGGAATCTCTTAAGCTCTATATGGAGATCATGCAATCACTACTAGATGGAGATTATCAAAAAGATAATATTGACAAGTAATGTTATAAAAATGATAATATCCACAAGTGATTAGTAGCATGAGGGTATTATGCGTAAAGATAACGACAGCCCACGCCATTTAAAAGCCAGGTATCCAAAGTTTAGGAACTATGGTATTACAGGCACACAGCTAAGCGGTGGCAGTATCTCAGGCTATGAGAACAACCCTAAACTTACGGGCCTAAACTGGGTTAATGAAGCTGAGGAGATGCTACGCACTGATCCTGTAGTTAGGCGCTCATGGCACATGCTAAGGCAAACTTTACTAAGTGCTACATGGAGATTTATGCCTGGTGTAGAGGGTGACCCGTTCGCAGAGGAGTTAGCGCGTTATGCTAATGAGGCCTATGGTTTTGACGGTCACGCGGGTCAAATGTCTATGTCTTTTGAGGATCAGCTTACATACTTATTTGAATACGTGCCGCTTGGCTATAGATATGCAGAGGAAGTATACAGAGTAGGGCTTGATAGCAAGGGAAACACTAAGATTTGGCTAGACTACTATGCAGACCGTGAGCCCTCTGCACATAACGAGTGGCTTAGTAGAGATGGGCAGCATTTAGATGGGGTATTACAAAATACTGTAGGGATAAGTAAAATCCCTAAGCCCATCCCTGCCAATAAATTATTATTATTAACATTGAATAGGACGGGCTCTAATTTTGAGGGCGTGGGAATGTTACGCCCTGTATGGTGGTGGTGGCGTACTAAGCAACGTGTAAGTAATATGATGTGCGTAGGCTTAGATAGGTGGGCAGTACCTACACCTAAGGTCACAGTAGATAGATCAGTAGCAGAAATGCAAGGCCTAAATGATTCTGATATAGATGCCATGGTTAATGATGCTGAGGCGCAAGCCACGGCTTTTATTAGTAGTGAGCAAAGCTATCTTATAGAGAATGCGGCTATTAAATTTGATACATACGCGGCACAGCCTAACCTCTACGCTCAGGGCCCACTAGATATTATTAAAGAATGTGACAATCAAATTAGTCAAGCTTTCTTAGCACAATTCGCTAACCTAGGTATAACAGACACAGGTAGCCGCTCAGTAGGTGAGGTGCACTTATCCATGTTTAGGCGTGCTGCTATTAACCTGTGTGACATAGTAGCTAGTAGGATTAGTGGGGCAGACAGAAGCGGGGCAGGTACCATAGGTAGACTAATTAAGTTTAACTATGGCGCAGTAGAGCCTAGCAAGTTACCCCGCTTAGTGCACACAGGGCTAGACACTGATGACTTAGCAGAATCACTAGGCATGCTAGGGCCATTAGTGCAATATGGATTATTAACGCCAGATGATGAGCTAGAGCGGGCAATACGTGAGAGACTGGGCGCGGGTGATCTGCCAGAGGATGCGCAAAGATCAGCATTAGAGAGAACGGCCACAGCTAATGCCACAGGTGGGGGCGCGGCTTTACTTGCTGAGCAGTTAATTAGGAGGCGGCGCAATGAATAAACGAACGAAAGCACAGACGCCCGCACCTCCTAAGGATAGAGTCAAGGGCAGTAAGAAAAACCCAGAGGGCAGCGCTAGTGGATCACGTGGTAGTATCTCCATATCTGATAAAACAGAGAAAGCTTTAGTTAATCTGCGTAACAAGCACAATGATAAATATAAGTCACCTAAAAAGCGCGTAGACCTTGGTATGTTAAAAGCTGTATATAGACGCGGTGCGGGTGCTTATAGTGTATCCCATAGGCCTAATGTAACGAGTCGTGATCAGTGGGCACTAGGGCGCGTTAAAGCATTCTTAAAGCTTGTAGCCACAGGTGAAAGAAAAAAAGCTTACACGGGTGATTTAGATTTATTGCCTAAGGGGCATCCTCAGAAGTCAGACGCTAAAACAGAGGCTACGGCACTAGCTACACCTCAAAAGTATTCACATATCAATTTTACTCCACCTAAGGGCGCACAGGACGCAGCGGCTAGAGCTCTAAAGAAAAGAGCAGAGAAGCCACCATCACAGCGGGGCATGACCTCTGTAGGCTTAGCGCGTGCGCGTGACCTTGCTAATGGGCGTGAGCTATCCCCTAATACAGTACGCAGGATGTTAGCATACTTCACTCGTCATGAGGTTGACAAAAAAGGTAGCACTTGGGATGAGTACGGCAAGGGCCGCCAGGCATGGGATGGGTGGGGCGGTGATGCGGGCTTCTCTTTTGCTAGAAAAGTGGTTAAACAAATGAATGCAGCAGATAATAAAACGCAATCCCTTAGAGCCTATGGTGAAGCT